TTTCATAGTAATTTATTTATCCATCTTTTTCAGTTTCTCAAGGAGGCTATTACGGTCTGTAATTAGATATCCTTCTGCTTCTATAGCCTCTGGATCTTGATTTCCTTGTTTTTTATCAATACCATACTTCTTAATCTGTAGGTCAATCATCTTGAGTTTTTTATCTATTTTGTTAGATTTGGCAGTGATAGCGGCATTCATCATTTGTGCGGCAACTTCAAACATACGAGCACCATAACGTGCTTCTACGTTCATTCCTAGATCCATTAGGTCGTTATAGGCTTGTTCTGCTTTGTTGGCAAGATTATCTAACTCTGCATCACTTACATCACCTAAACCTTTAACTCTAGGCAGTGCGGCGGCAATTTTATCAAACTGTTCTAGTTTATCTTCTAGACTAACCACTGTTTGTTCAGTAGATTCAACAATAGGCTCAATAATAGGTTCTGCTTCTGTGGGAGCCACATTAAAAAGTTCTTCAAGTTTTTTTGTCATATCTTTACTTATCGTTTTGACCCGGTATGGAACAAATCTTGTTCACTTACTACTCTAAAACGTAATCCCATTCTTTTACACCATGCTTGAGCCGCTTGCCATTTAGCCATATTTTTTACATACTGGGCTTGGTTGTAAGGATTTTTTCCTACTGATTCTAGCATGGCTTGATTTTTAGGTTTAATCTCTATTAGTTCAGCATGTTTTTTCATATTCTTGTCAACATACACAATTAAAAAATCAGGCACATAGACAGTATTTTTTCCAGTCAACGGATCTTGATAAGGTATTTTAACACTTTCACTTGCCCATTGTTGTACTGACGGGTTATTATCACAAAACATCATGAAAGTTAATTCCCAACTTGATCTGTATGTAGGAGTTTTACCGCCTACATATTTTTCAGGGAACTTGGGCTGAAATTGGCCTCGTGCTGTTGCTCTCATGGTAATATATTACGTTTAACAGTATCAACTGGAATTACAGTTTGAATGACACCTAATGTGCTAGATTTGTATCTATTATTATTTAGAATCTCTGCAACTAGCGCACTCAACTCTGCCTGATTTAATCCTCGAACTGTTTCTACAATTGCCATTGCATTGTAGCCGTCTTTTTTTGCTTGGGCCAAAATGGCGATAGCAATATTTTCTGCAGAGTCTTCGCTAAATCCTCTTGTTTCTAAAAACCCTCGCATTGCTATAAGGGTATTATTATCAAGTTGGGTTGGTCTTGAATAAAAATTATTAAAAGTCTGAAGTGTTTTATCACTTGACGATGTTGGTTTTTGAATTGGAATATTTGTGTACATGTTTAGGCAAAATCTGTATAGTCAGAAGAATCACTGCCACTATCGGCATATTGTGTTTCGTTCGAATCTTGATTATCTTGGTCTTCTATTGAACTTATTTCTGTATCTGGTTCACCATCTTCTGGAGGAAGATCAGGAGGATCAGTTGCTTCTACTTCATCTTCTGATTGGGCATTATCATCAAGTTGTTTCTGAACCAAGTATGTGTTTTGTGCATCGGCTACCGCGGCTTCTGCCGCTCCTATTTGGTCAGCAAGAGACTCGGGACTTGTGTATCCTGACGAATCCATCTTACCCATTATAGAATCAATTTCTGCTTGATCCCCGGCTGCTTTTGCGGCCGCTAGTTCTGCATCATATTGTTGTTGAGCCAGTTCTGCATCTGCTTTTTGTTTTTGTAAGGCATCAAGTTTAGCCTGTTGCTCTGCAACGTATGCCTGAGCATCGGCTAATGATCCTGTACCACTGCCACCTAATAAACTTCTTGTTGTTGCACCACCGGCAGTAACATTATTAAGCAATCTGTTTACTCCGCCGGAACCGGCATTTGTGTTTCCATTAGTAGAAGAATTACCGCCTAAGAAATTGCTAAACACCTTACCTAATCCTCCTGCAGATCCTGCAACAACATTAGACAAATTAGAAGTTATTCCCGGTATACCGCTTGTACTAAGTCCCTTACCAGATGCTAGATTTCCTAATAAACCACCAGCAATACTATATGCTTCTGCTCCTAAACTTGCTTTACTAACATTTTTTAGATTATTGGCCAAATTTACAACACCTCTGGCTAACTGTAACGGGTTCAAACTTTTTGCACTCAACGGGTCATCTGTTGAGCCACCTAACGGATACGCAAACTCTGCTCCGCCATTTTGGCCTCCCATTAATTCAGTAACACCTGCTACAATACCCCCAGGACCTAAAATACTGTTATTTCCGCTACCAAGAATACTAAGTGGACTAGGTTCTTGATCATAATGTATTGTAGCAAAACCTGCAGGGTTGTTTCCTTTATCTACACGACCAGTAGCATACTGAACCATTTCGTATGCGACTGTCATTTTATTTTCTAGTAATTTACTTTCTGCCTGATTCATTGTATCGTGAGCCCAATCTGTTATGATAGGATTAATAATACTGAATGCTGTAAACTGTGCTCTATTAAGTTGAAATATTTCTATACTATCAAAAAATGGTGCTGGAGTTTTAATTCCATTGTTTAGACCATAACTAAATGCATCAGTTGGTTCTGCCACTGAGTACGGTGTGTCCATATATTTTGAAGGCGGTAACGGTCTGTTTAATTGTGTATTATCTATGTCATCTGCAAAATAATATCTATAATATGCTTCCCATAATGCAGTTGATGTATTATTATGGTCATCATGAAATGTCATCGAAATCGGTTGATATTCTATTTTACTTTGAACATACGCTTTTCTGTTGTATTGATTTAATACTTCTGTAGCCATTCTAAATTTAGGAAGTTCAGTTTGTTTAACTAACATTCCTATAGTCCGGCCATTGGTATTAACAAATTGCTCTACCAATGGAACTTTCCTTGCATTTTGACTAATATTGATTACAACATAGTATAAGAATCCAATCTTAGGAACATACTTGTAATAGTCGTCTAGATACAATCTAGAGGCGTGAGCGTAACTCTTTAATTGATAAGGAGAATTAAAAACTTGTCCGAGAAAATTGTCAAATATACCCATACGAATATTTAGTCGTAAAAAAAGGCCTGGATTACAGGCCTTTTTACGAAGTTATATATTAACCTCCAGTGCCACTTGAACCAGTTGCACTGTCTTGAGCAATACTTCTTCCGACATTTGCTCCTAATCCTACAGGGTTGCCACTCTTATCTACTTGGATTGCATTATCAAATTCAATTGTTAATGCAATTTCCATCGGTGTGCTTTCAGCGTATGCTAATTCATTGTAGTTAACTGTTTGTAGGTAACAACCAACACATTCCCATGTTTCTAAAACTCCAGCATCAAATGCACCGTTGCCACCGTCTAACATTTCAATTCTTGTTAAGAATTTATAATCAGCGCCAGCATAAGCACTTGCTTGTTCGAAGAAATCAAATTGTTTCTGTAATTGTTCGCCAACTACTTTTGTAACATTACCGCCGACATCATCTCTAACTGAAATTGCTAGCGATTGCCATGTTGGTTTACCAGCGTATTTAATTTGACTGTTGTACACATGGATAATTTGGTTTTCAAACTGAACCTGTGGACGAGCCGCAGTAACTACTTGCTTTGTTAATTCGGTAACAGGTTTAGTAATTCCAAAATTTTCTAATGTTACTCTAAAACGATATTTTAATTTTGGCATCAACAAACCTTGAACGGTTGATGATTGTCCGCCACCCGCTCCCGGTACTGTATATCTGCTTAAACTTGATAGTGCCGCCATTTTATTACTCCTTGTCCTTTATATTATAGTCCTGCCTTGATTGCGCCTGTGTTCTTTATACGCAATGGGATGTAGATAAATTCCACTGCCTTAATTGGCTCAATAGCGATATCCAACCAAAGTTCAGAACGATCGATTCTCGTTGGAGTGTTATTGCTTTCATCACAGACAACTGCGAAGTCGTTCAATGCTCTTTTGTTTACTAATTCTAGTAAGAAACTCTGTGCCGCACCTTTGATCTCGTTACGTGTAACTGTATCATTAGGTTCAAACAAGAATGGTTTCGCAAGAATTGCTAATTGTCGACGCATGTAACATACTAAACGTGCTACATTAATTCTGTCTAATGCACTAGCATTTCTAGCACGAGTGTACTGGCCGAAGTTAACAATTCCTGCACCCGATAAAGTTGCAATAGGATTAATCTTAACACCTGCTAATACATCTCTTAAACTGTTTGGTAGAGTAGTGCTCTTGAATTCGCCGTCTAGGATGTAACCAACTGCTGTAGCATTGTCAACACCACCGCGTCTTGTTCCTGCTGGAGCAAACCATTCGTAACTCTTTTGATCGCTTACTGCAATTGTACGTAGCATCATATGACTTGGAGGAACAACAATGTAGTTGCCTGTGTTGTCATTTGTGTAACCACTTGGGTAGAACATAGCCATGTACTCGTCATAACTTACGGCACCTGTGTCGTTATTGTCAAATGCACCGTTAGTGTTGTTACCCCAAGCCGCTAAATCAGTACCTGTTGGTTGTAAGCGGAATGGTGTGTCACCGACTACGAACGCAGTCTGTCCACGATCAACGTTAAATGCAATCATATTTTCAATTGCTTCAGGATAACCTGGGCAAGCAATTAAGTTGAATATAACAGAGTCTGTATCACGGATTGCTTGGTTAGTGTCTATTTGTGCTTTCATACCAGCAACAACAAATCCTCGTTGTGCATGGCGTCCAAATGCTCCACTGCCGTCTGCATTATTAGGACTTACAGAAATCCAACGATCTGCATTATATGTCAATCCGCCGTTAGCACCGTTCATAACTTCGTTACCATAACGTGTATTTTCGCCATTATTAGAATTAATGTTGATGTAACTTGTTACATACTTCTTAACATTAAAACCAGAACGACGTAGATTCCATAGTCTCATACCTTTTGGATATAGTGCAGGATCTGGTGCATCTGGGTCTAGATAGTTACTGCTTAGTAGATCAACAATTGATGCTGGATCTACGTCAGTTCCCATTGTACCCCAACGTGCATCAGCAAATAACCAACCAGTCGGAGTTGTTTGATCTGTAGGATCTTGTGCTACCCAGTCAAGGTTAGAGCCGTCCCACACATAAATGTTTTGACCGTAACTATCGACGTCTGATGTATCAATCCAAATATCGCCATTTACTAATGGAGTACCGTCACTTTGTGTAGTTGGTTCTACTGCGGCTACTAATGGCCCCATTGGATCTGATGTTGGGAATGCTGTTGAATCTTTATATCCAACCCATGTTGTACCATTATTGTATAATACATCAACTTCGTCAACTACTGAACTATACCACAATGTACCATTTGCTGGATTTGTGTATGGAATTTCGGAAGTTGGCTCGTATACCAATGGTTTCCATGTACTTGCGTAGTATTGATATCCGTCATTTTCGTACTCACCGGCGGAATAGAAGTTTTGTGTTCCACTCTCAGTTCCGTCAGTTGCACGAGACCACGGAGTTAACTGCAAATAAGATGCTAACGGAGTATGAGTGCCATCTAAGAATTTAATTTCGCCACCTGCTGAGTGCTGAATTGTTAAACTTGTTGCGTTTCCGCTAGAATCATATGATGCCGCACTTGCTGAAACATAAGTTAATCCTGCATTGTTAATATGAGAAATAACTGTGTCCATTGTATCGCCATTGCTTAAACTAATTGTTACACCAGAACTATAATTTGCAACACCACCTGTTAATGTGCCTAGTCCTTCAATAATGTTAAATTGTGAAGAAGTAGTTACAGTTAAACTTGTTACAGTTGATGTAACCTGTGTTGGACCGGTTGTTGTTCTGCGGAAAATGTCAAATTCTGCGTATTGTGTATTATCTGATGCAGTACTCCATGCACCTGTACCTTTGTCATAATTTACTTCAACATAAATTGATCCTGTTGCAGGACTAGCAATTGTGTTAATAGCAGTTTGTCCGTCTGGATAAACTGGAGCACTTACACTTGTAAATGCGGCAGTAGCGGCACTATAAACTTTAACTGCCCAGTTAGCACCTGAATTAGGAACTGTTGTTTTAACATAAACAGAACCTGTTGGGTTTGTGCTGAAATCTGGATATTTAGTGTGTGGCCCTTGGAATAGTGCAGGAGCCGCATTTGATCCTGCTGTAAATCCCATTGCAAGAATCATAGCGTTGCCGCCAGTACCAGTGCCTTGAATATTAATACCACCATCTGGTGTTGTACCATTAGATTTTGCAGAACCATCAGCATAAATTTCTAGGTAACCACTTAAATTAACCTTGGCATTAAAACCGTGATTGTAACCAACTGAGTTAATTGAACTTGCTAACGCAATAAAAGTAGTTCCACTTAATGTAATAGTCTGACCATTGATAACAAATGTCTGACCATTGTAAGCAGTCATGTCTTGATTGGCCTTGGTACTTGTAACTACTGGCCATGAACTTTGCCATGCACTAGATTTCCATGTAGAAGATGCACTAAAATTGCTTTCAACGTTGCTACCAATTTGTACCCAATTACCGTCTTTATTTTTATACCAGTAATGCACTTCTGTTGTTAGTGCAACAACAGCATAAGAACCGTTAGTACCAAAACTTGCCTTTGGTGTAAAGTTATCAGAAGTGGCAGTTGCTAAATTTGTATTGTCGATTACTAAAGGAACTTTGTTTGTAAATGCCTTGTTAGTATTGCTCCATTCAAAAATACCCCATTTAGTATTTGAAGTATCTAACCAGTATGTTCCATCTACTGGATCACCTTCTGGTCTAGAAGATAGAGGCAATAATGAACCTAAATCTAAGTCAGCGCGGACAACATAGGCTCTTGAACTAACACCTAGTAAACTATATGCGGCTTGTAATCCGTATTCGTTTAATTCTCCACCGTTGATTGGATTGCCACTTGAATCTGTGTAGAATAATGGAGTTCCAAATGTATCTGTTAAATCACGTTGGCTAGTGATTAGATAAACTTTACCTGCATTTGTTGGAATAGTACCTTGAGCGGTACCGGTTCCGCTTGCATTTTCCTTATTGCTCTTACTCGCTACGAAGATCATAGGAGTTGTTGACGGAGCCGCTGGTAGGTAAAAACTCTCGTCTATAACTGATATCTGTACGCCTGGTGAATTTAAAGCCATTTCAATCTCCCATATAATGGTTTTCTTGCTAATATTTAGCGGATATGATTGAAAAACACCGGCTTAAATACCTATGAAAAGGGCACCAAAAAGGGCGGTATATGCGTAATACTTGTAAAAAATGTCAGCAAAGACCAGTTGCAGTTAACTATCAGAAGAACGGTCGTACTTACTATAGATCAATGTGTGACCATTGTTCGAGAGGATATCTAACTGACCAACCGCAGTGGACAAAGTTAGGATACAAGAAAAAAAATTCTTGCGATAAATGTGGATTCAAATCACCACATAAAGAAATTTTTAAAATATTTCATGTTGACGGAAATTTATCCAATGCTAATCCTGCCAATCTAAAGACGATATGTTCTAACTGTTCTATAGTGATTCAAAAAGAAGGGGGTCGGTGGCGTCAGGGCGATCTCCGACCAGATTTTTAACATGATGAAATAGTTCGTCAATTGTTCCATCATTAGATAGTACATAATCAAATTTAGTTCCAACCCATGCTGTTTCTGAAGCATGAATTCCTAATTTCTTAAGGCGCTCAGTGCTTAACATCCAACTCATATTACCCTTACCTTCGTTAGCATTTACAGCATCTTTATACCATTCTGGTTCTGGTCCACGCTTTACACGAATAACGATTCCACCGGCATCTTTGATTGATTTAATTTCATTAGGAAAACGACAATCACTGATAACAATATCGTCTGTACTGTTACGTAGTTTGTTTTCTAATGCGGCAATCCACATATCATCGTGAAACCCGTTACGGCATACTTCTGTGCCCCAGTATTGTAAGACCCAGCGGGGGGTAAGGTCGGGCATACCTAAACGTTCTGACCACCACGGATCTACCTGTTCACGCCATTCACGGGCTTGTTTAGTACGTCCTTCTAACATGGTTCTGTCCCAACCGAATACCATACTAACCGCATCTTTAAGACTGTTAGCAAATGATTCGCGTCTAAAACCGTGAAAGTTAGTAAGATAATCAGCAATAGTATCTTTGCCAGAACCGATAAATCCGCATACACCTATAATCATAGTATCTCCAGTAGATACCATAGTGTATATTATCCTATAACAAAAGTCAACGGCTGTTGGTTATCTTTATTGTTAATTAGGTCTTGCTCTAATATTTCCATTTCGGCTTTGCCCTCACTCTTGAGTGCGGCTCCGTTTAATTGTGTACCGCCCTGAGGACTAGCAATAGTAGCAAACTTTTCTCGAGCTTCGCCTAAGATAATCTTTGCTCGTGCTGTTGCGTAGTCTCTAATCCAAATACCTGCCCATGTATCCTGGAACAGAATAAAATCTGGTTTATAATTGTACATCCAAAGAAGGACATTTTCTTCACCGCGTGGACGTTGTGTAATTCTTAACTTTTTAGTAACTGAATTCCAATCAAAGTTAATAAACGATCCGAACATTTTACCAACTAAATTTTGGTATTGTGAGAACATCATATAGGTTGCTAACCCGCCCATATTAGAACTACTTAACAAATATGTGTTAGAGTAGGCTAGGTTGAATGGTTCAAAAAGTGTACCTCCATCACCCCCACCCGATCTTGAACCAATACTACGTCGGAAAATCTGTCTAACCTGCATAACTTCCGGTGCTAACTGGTACTCGTTAACATCTGTTTGTAGGGTTAGGTACCCAAAACTTTCTTCTACAGAGTTTTGACTACGTTGTCTGTACTTGCGTAATGCGATGTCTATAGCCAGATCATAGTGTTTAGGATCTAACTCAACATCAATCATACCATCACCTAGGGAGGTTTTGATATAATCAACAACTTTTTGTTTTTCTGATTCAGTTTCGTTCATACCAATATTTAGCCATAAATATACTACTATGCCAAGACTATCTATGTATCGTCCTGAAAAGGGCAATGATTTTCGCTTTTTAGATCGTGTAATCAACGAAGAATTTCAAGTGGGTGGAGTGGATGTTTACATTCACAAATATACTGGACCTGTGGATCCTTCTACAGGCGATGCTACCCCATCAACTCCGAATGCAAGTTCTGCAGGAGTCTTAGGAATCCAAGATGTACTTTTCATGGAAAACAGAGATAGGAATTATGATCCTAATGTGTACATAACTCGCGGCATTTACACCATGCAGGATATAGATTTTAATCTAATGCAGTTTGGATTTTTCTTAAACAACGACAATGTAATGATCACATTTCACCTTCGTAATACTGTAGATACATTAGGACGCAAACTAATGGTAGGAGATGTGTTAGAGTTGCCTCACTTAAAAGACGAGTACGGACTAACAGATACTATGATGGCTTTGAGAAAGTTTTATGTTGTATCAGAAATATCTCGAGCCGCAACGGGATATAGCCAAACTTGGTATCCTCATCTTCTTCGTGCTAAATGCGAGCCAATGGTTAATGCTCAAGAATTTGCACAGATACTTAATCAAGAAGTATCTGCAGATCCTAATGCTGGAATTCCAACTGGCGTTCCGGCCGGTACTACATTGGCAGATATATTTTCAATGTATAATCAAAACATTGCTATCAATACTCAAAACATTGCACAGGCAGAGCTTGATGCTCCAGAAAGTGGATACGATACTAATCAATTCTACGTTCTACCAGTCCGCGATGATCATTCTTTAGATTTACAAGATGCTAGTGACGAGGAAAGAGACGCTAGTGAAGATGATCATACTGTAGATGCTAGTTCTGTGTTCGTAAATCCCGACAAAACTGTTTATGTAGGATACTTAACAGGTGACGGAATACCTCCAAATGGTGCACCGTATTCATCTGGAGTTGATTTTCCTTCTAATCCTTATAAAGGTGCCTTCTGTTTGAGAATAGATTATATGCCTAACAGACTGTTTAAGTTTGATGGAAAGAACTGGGTGTTCCAAGAGACTAATGTTCGCATGACGATGACCAATAAACCTGCAGACAGTAAACCTGCAAATAATAACATCACAAGACAAACAGAAGTAACAGGGTTTATTAATAACAATACAACATCAACAATCAATGGTAAAGTTATACCTGAACGTCAATCATTAAGTAAGGCGTTAAAAACTAACAAACCAAAGGCAGATAATTAAAATGGAATTTTTCTACGACGGCCAGATACGCCGATACCTGACACAGTTTATGCGACTAATGAGTAATTTTAGTTACATGAACAATCAAAACGTGCCTGTACAGATTCCTGTTCGGTATGGAGATATGAGTCGACAAGTTGCAAATGTGTTAACACAGAACAGTGAAAACATAATGAACTCTGCTCCGTTCATTGCTTGCTACATCAAGAGTTTAGACTTGTCTAGAGAACGACTACAAGATCCTTCGTTTGTTAGCAAAATGAATATCAGAGAACGCCAGTGGGAATATGTGGATGAAAATCCTGACAGTCCTACATACGGTGAAACAATACAAGACTATGCTAATACACAAGGTGAAAACTATACCATTGAAAGATTGATGCCAACTCCGTACACTATCCAGTTTACAGCAGATATATGGAGTACTAACACTGAACAAAAACTTCAAATTCTTGAACAAATTTTAGTATTGTTTAGACCAGCAATGGAAATACAGACTACTAGTAACTATATCGATTGGACTAGTTTAAGTTATGTTGAACTATCTAGCATAAACTGGTCTAGCAGAACTGTAGGCCAAGGTTCTGTCGGTGAAATTGATATTGCTACATTATCTTTTAATTGTCCTATCTGGATTACAACTCCTGCAAAAGTTAAGAAATTAGGAATTATTACTAAAATTATTGCAAATATCTATACTGAGCCGACAGGAACAATCGGCAACGGTGAACTAGTATTTGCTAATCCTAATGCTCAGGTTGTAGTGACTCCTGGTGAGTATAGTGTATTAATAACTGACGGAACAGCGAGATTAATGCGTGCCGGTGAGAACACTAGTAATAATGCACTTGAAGAAACACAAGTTAAAAATGATATTAAAATTCAATGGAATAGATTACTTGACATGTATCCAGGTAAGTTTAGATCTGGACTAAGTTATGCCGCTTTTACTAGACCAGATGGTAAAGAAGTTATAGCATACCTGACAATAAATCCGTTATCAGAAGACGAAGCAGAATTATTAAACTTAACATACGACGGCGAAACATTACTTAATACTGACTTATATGATTTAGAACATAACTATTCTCGAGGAACTGTAAATGCTATCATTAATCCTCAAACATTTAATCCTGGATTAACTCCTGATACAGATACTCGTTATCTAATCTTAGAAGATATCAATACTGATCCTAAAGTATTGGTTGATTCTGCCCCCACGGCATGGTTGAAATATGGCCAGCGAAGTGCAAGTAATGTTCGCTTAGTTGCACATGCTAATGATATTATACAATGGAATGGGTCGCAATGGAATGTTATATTCGATACCACTGTCGAACAACCTGTTACATACATAACTAATTCATATACAAATACACAATACAAATGGGACGGAGCTGAGTGGAGTAAATCAGTAGACGGTGTGTATCATCCAGGAGAATGGCGTTTGGTATTATGATAGATATAGTATGTAGCGGCGGATTTTTTGTAGCAAAAGACACAAGAAGATTTTTATTTTTACTTCGCAATCAAGGTCGTACAGCAGGCTCTTGGGGTATTGTTGGCGGCAAAAAAGAACCACTAGATACTACTCCTTATCAAGCATTAGAACGCGAAATAAGAGAAGAAGTAGGCAAGACGCCTACAATTAAAAAAGTTATTCCACTTGAACTATTCACAAGTGAAGACCAACATTTCTTTTATAACACTTATGTACTGTTAGTAGATAAAGAATTTATACCTACTCTAAATGAAGAGCATGTAGGATATGCGTGGTGTGACTATGGGCAATGGCCCAAGCCGTTACATCAAGGTGTAAAGCGTAGTCTATCTAATAAGACTAATAAAACTAAAATTGAATTGCTTTTAGAAATGCTGTCCTGATTACCAGGGGCGAGGTAAATTTGCAACAGTTGGTTGAATCTGCTGTGCTATTTGATTTGTTAAAATCTGTTTGAGTTCTGCTACTGTATCATCACCGAGTGCAGAAGTTACCATCTGTTCTACAGCAGGTTGTGTAAGTTGATTAAACGGAATGAAAGTAAGAGGATTGGGCTCTCCTAATCCTACATTACCAAAATATTGTGCACCATGTCCATCTTGATCTGTTACCGATAAGATATATTCTACATTGTAAACAACATTAGTTAAGTCATTTAATGCAGGATGAGCAAGGAATCTTCCAAATTCCCATGTATAGGTTAAAACAGCATCCATTGATTAAGCCTCAGGTATGCCACCAGACGGATCTGATGTAAAGTGGCGTGTATATGTATTTGGAATTAATGAACGTTCTACCGCCGGAACATTTACCCAAACTTTAACCCAATCAATTAACTGTTCTTTGGTTACTGTTTCGTATGGAACAAATGTATCGGGATCTATATTGTTGATATTAAGATCTTGAACACCATTCATCGATTTTGTGTTTGTACTGTCATCTGCTGTACAAGTCCAAACAACACGGCTAACAACATTAGTGTTAGTATTATATTCAGAAATTACATCAATCGATTGAATGTCCCATGTGTAAGTAATAGCCATTATTATTCCCCGTTAGTACATTATTTATTTTGTATTAACATTAATACCGTCGGGTCGAGTAGTGATCGGCGGTTGTTGTGCCGCTTGAAGTTGTTGGGATGCCTGCATTCTAACTTTTTCTACCACTGGTGCAGAAGTTTCGTATGGTAATTTTACTAATCCCATAATGATAACATTAACTTCATCGATTGATAAATTTGTTAAATCAAGAGTAGGTTGTTCTTGTCCGTTTGGTTGTGTTGGTTGCATAATAATCTCCTAGTTGGTTTATTTATATAGGTATATAATGATGGAAAAATTATGATATAACAACGTGCGTAGAAGTGTTCCAAGGTACTGCTTGTGCTTTAACTGTACTAGGCATATTTTGCAATCTTGAACCTAGGGCAATTACAACATCATTAAATCCAGGATCGTTTTGAGCCCATGCTAACCCCATATCTTCGGTTATATTGTCATACGGGATAAAATTATCTGGGTCAAATACTCCTGGATAAGTTGTTTTGTTTCCAGTTAAACTATCTGTCTGAATAATGTCACCTAACTGAAACGGTAGGGTGCCGCCTGAGTTAACACGATTACCTGTAGAATCTTCTGCTACTAATTTCCAATGAACGTGTGAAATAACGTCTGTCCATGTTCCGTGGTTAACAGTATTAACTTGTGTAACACTAAGTGTGTATGTAGCAGTTGTGGTTGTAAACACATATGGCATTATTTTTTACCTTTTAAATCTTCAATTTCTTTCTTTAACAATTCTATCTGTTCTTTTTGTGCCATGATTAATTCATGAACATCTTTAAATGATTCAATAAACAATCCAGAGAAGTTACCATAACTTACTCCATACTCGTCTTTATCTTTGTTGTATGTAACAACTTCAGGAACGATTGGTTTAACTTCCTGAGCAATTACACCTAGATATTGTTGATCTGGATCCCAATTATTTTCATAATCATTATCAATTGGGTTTTCTATACGTTTGTAGTAAACACCTCTAAGTTGTAAAACTTTATTTAATGCGTTATCAACTGTGATAATATCTTTCTTTTTTCTACGATCAGAATAAGCATAAACTTCAGACGTAGCATATAGTGTACCAGATACATAATGACTACCATTAGTATATCCTCGATAACTTGAACTTGTTCCAGATCCTCCAATACCTAAAGATTGATTGCCTCTACTCCAATAAAAATGCCATCCGGTAGACGTATCATAATCTCCACCATTGCCGCTAGTATCAAACATGGCACCTATTGTATTACTAGCACTTAGATAATTGATACCTGTATAACTATTTCTATATCCTTGTAGGTCAAATCCACCATATGTATAATCATAGTTTGGATACCAATAAGGAACACCGCCATATGAACTAACAGAGAATCCTGGCCAATATAATCCATAGTTACCATTAAATGCTAGCCATGTGTTAACTTGATAATAACTGTTACCCGCTTGGCTTAATACACGTGAACCCGAGTCATATAATGCTCCAGCATACAAACTTTGATTACCATTAGTACCAGTACCAACAATAACTGAACTTTGTGCAGTTGCTTGTAATGTTAATGAACCAGACGCAGAACTAACATCAGTAAATTTACCTATTGATCCTAAAATACCGTATGTACTACCACCATTAGAATAGAAGTTAGTTGCCCAAGAGTTAGCAGATAATATATCTGCGTTACCAGAACCAGCACTATTCAAGACTGTTAGTCTACTGCTTGTATCTATACTTAATTGTACAGCATAGGTTGTGGCCCATTGCAATGCTAATCTTGGAGCAATAGATCCTGTGCTACCATTTAAACTATATTCGCGTAATTTTAGTGAAGCATACTGATAACTTGTATTGCTTGTGTTACTTGCTAATGCCCAATCACCTGCGGTATAGTTAGCAATGTAACCAGGACCGTTAGTTAACTGGTTTAAGTTAGTTAAGTTACCGCTATCCCAAACTGTGTAACCACTGCGCTGTAATACTGCATTAAAGTAAAAGTAAGGTCTATCAGTATAGATATGTGCATAACTTGTGTTAGCAGGACCAATTGTAATATAACCGTTTGATGTTGAGTTTGTGATACCCCATGTGTTAGCAGTACCTGCTACCCATGTACCCGCATTTGAACTTTGATCAAATCTAATACCATAACCTGCGGTTGAATTAACGTGGAAGTTGGTATCACCACGTGCTGAATATAAATTCATGCCACTACCATTACCTGTAGCAAATGATCCACCACAAGTCCATGTTGTGTTAGTATATCCAGAAGGAACACTTCCAGCAGTTGTACTAGAAATTACAGTGGCATTACGTGCATCTTCTAAACTATAATAGAATGTGGCAGGAGTAGCACCTAGATATGGTATATATACTTCTAAGTATTGAGGATCGTAGGTAGTTTTTGTAAGTACACGAACCTGAGTAACCGCATTATTTGCATAACTTGATCCTGCTACCTGTGTAAAAGTTATACCAGCAACATCGTTAAATGCACCAGCAACAATAAATTCTTGAGTACTATGTGGTCCACTGCTTGTACCGTCTTGTATCAATACACGAGCATAAAATTGTGCGCCACCTAAATTGGCAATACGATACCAACCTACAGAACTAGTAACAATAGT